CACATCGCCGTCATCGCGGCCCAGATACTCGAGAACCTGATTGTCGGTCCTGAGGGCCGCTATTTCACGCAACCCGTTCGTGACCCCTGTGCCCACAGCAGCGACCGTGTAGTCCTTCTGGCCGGCCACCGTGTTGAACGTGGCGGAAACCTCGAAGAACGGCCACCGTTTTTCCGAATAGACGATTACGTCATAGGCTTCGCCCAGGAAACGGTTCATTACATCGTCAGAAATGTCCGATGTATCAATATCCACCACAGAGCGGATATACGAGCGCATGGTGGAAATGTCCACCCGCTACTCCTTCGAGGTGTGGAAGACGCACAGGTCGCTGCCCGTAACAGGACGCCCCTTGCAGGGTGCCCCATCACGGGTCAGCGAACTGCACATGATGACCTCGGGAGCTGAAACAGAGGTAGCGATACGCTGAACCCGTTGAACATTTCGCGACGGACCCACAGTTTGGGGTCGAGGCGAAGCGTCACGGTATCCGTCGGCAGGCTGCCCATACGGGCGTTGCCCTGCCTTGTGTGCGTATGCGAAACCTCGTCCCATCATGCTCCCAAGAAGTCAGGTACGGGGCCTAAGCAGGCGTGATCCCGTACATGTAGCCCTGACGGGCACGGTTGGAGGTGGTCAGCTCGCCGTAGCAAAGCAGCTGCGAGAACACCGCATCCTGGTTGGTTGGACGCACGAACGGCGTCGGCTTGAACCAGACATCCGAATGAGCGACCAGTTGCAGGTACTTGGTGTTAAGCATGTAAAGCTTGCCCTCACCTGCCAAGGTGCCATCGAATGTGATCGGGGCGCCCTTGAACAGAAGGTTCTGAAAGCCGCTGTCCGCCATGTCAGTATCCGTGTAACGGATCTGATCGGTGAGCAGAGCCTCGTAAGCCTCGTACTGGTTCTGACCGGTAATGATAATCGTCGGCTGGTCGTTGCCAACCGAACAGTTGTTGTACAGGGTAGCCATCGCAGCGATGGTGATCGCACCGCCCTGATTGGTTACCGCGGAACGCCACCACGAGTTGTCCGCATCGGTGGCGTCAATGCCACCAGGGGAACCCGTGGAACCAACCAAGGCGCTCAAACCGAGCATGTCCTTGCTGCTGTTGCCAGTGCCGTTCCCGAACAACATGGTGTTCATGTTCTCGATGATGGTTTCCTGCGTCTGGAAGATCTTGCCTTCCAGCAGGTCAATGATCTGAGCTTCGCCGTTGTTCTTGGCTTCCTCAATACCATTGATGGTCACTGTGGCCGCGTACTGCTTCCAGTCGTACTCGGCGGCAGAAATGCCGGTCTGAGCCGTCACGGAAATAGTGTCGGTGCCGCTGTACGAACCAGCGGTTGAGTTCGTCCCGTAGATCACTGGGACGACGATCTTCGCACCACCACTGACCCGACGAATGGTCTGGCCGTTCGTCAAAGCGTAGAACAACGGCCTTGCGCTGAAGATGTTGTCCGTCAGCTTGGGAACGTAGTTCTTGAGTGTGGTGGAGAGAATCTCGTCAAAGTTGCTGTTGCCAGCTGCCATGTCGTTTCTTCCCCTTTAGGGTTAGGTGCCGTGTTGTTTTTTGGCTTGAGCGAAGGCTTCCCTCAAAGAAGACGGCTGTTTCCCCGCATCCGTTCCAGCAACCACAGCACCCGCCTGGGTGGCCGCCCCGCTTGTCACCTTAGAGGCGTCACGCTTGGCGTCTGTGATCTCCTGATCCTTCTGCAGCTTCTCAGCCGTGGTAGCCACTTCCCCGTACTTCATGTGGGTAAAAGCGGCTTCCAGGTTCGGGATCCGATTCCTCAAAGCATGTCTGTACAGCTCTGAAGTGTCGAACTCTCCGTACTTCTTTTTGAGAGTATTGACTTCCTTCTCTAAAGCCTGCTGTCTCTGAGCCTGCGCCTGCTGCGTCACCTGGGCCTCAAGAGCCGCTATCCGCTTGGCTGTCGGATCTTCATCAACGCCGTCCGAGTAACTCGGTTCGGCGGTGGGGAGGTTGTCCGAAACTCCAAACGCTGACGATAACGCCGCTATGGTGCCGGCAGGGTCTGATTCCAGAGCCGAAGCAATCGCCTCGGCCTGTTGCAAACGCTGACGTTCTTCTGCGATCTCCTGCGTCTTGCGGGTGTAATCCGCCTGACGCTGGTAACCGTTCTGCAGCTCCGACAGGCTGACCTGCTGCTCTTCGCCGTCAACCTTGACAGCGTAAGATTCTCCAGGTTCCGTTAGGGCTTCAGATGAAACCTCAGGGGTGTCCGCCTCAGCGGATTCCGTTGCTTCCATGTTTTCTTCGGGCACTTCGTGTCCCTTCTAGGGGAGTCCAATAAAACGGTTGCTCCTATAACAAAAAAGGCGTTGTCCCACATTGGGGTTACAAAGCCGGCAACTCCAGTCCCATCTGGTTCTGCAGTTGCGCTAACAACTCTGGAGGAACGCCGCCGGTCGGAGCGAAAGCCCCGTCGGGCGGTGCCCCAGGCGGCGGCATGGGGGTTGCCGCTGGCCTGGTAGGTACCTGACCGGCGTCAGACGGAGCGACCGGTGCGCCTGACGGCGGTCCAGTCTGCGGTCCTGCCTGCGCCTGCATCAGGAACCGTTCAGGATCCTTAATGTCGAAACCCGTCTTGAGAACATGAACCGCAAGTGCCTGCGGGTCGATAACGGTGCCGACAAGCGGCCCCATGGCGTTCAAGAGAGACACAGCCTGCTGTTTCCGAATCGTGTCATTCAACGGTTGGGTAGAACCAGCTTCGACGCTGTAGTGGTACTCCCCCACAATGTCTTCTCGGTTGTACCCGATGAACGCTTCTTCGCCGGCTTCGGGAATCCTCGCAGTGGCCGCACCAGTCATGAACTGTTGCAGCAACTGGATGACACGCCGGCCAATGCGAGCTATCGCCGACTCGATAATGGCAAGCTTGTCTGACGCCCTTGCATTCTGGGCATCAGCAATGATGCTGGCCTCGGTCGCTGTGCGACGAATCTCAGGCATAGCGCCCCTGGCGTACTCTGAGATTCCCGACACCGTGTTGATGTCGGTTTCAATAATGTCGCTGTACGCGTAGATCTCAGGAGAAATCGGTACCTGCGGCATCGGAATGACAACATCCGACAACGGCTTGTTCTCGTCCACGACGGGAACCATGCGGCCATCCTCGTCGGACTCGAGGGCCTCACGGCCCTCGGGCCCAAACGACCGTTCATGAAACAAGTACTTGCGTGCATACCGTTTACGGTCGTTCATCAACTGTGAACGAGTCTTGTCCAACTCGAGTTGCAGCGATTCGATGGCTTCCAAATCGCCTATCGGGTAGAAGAAATCGGGAACGTCGTAGTTCCGAAGCATCACGAACGGTTGACCGTAAGCGTAAGGCATCGCAATCGGGTTGATCAAAAACTCGTCGGACGTTTCCGCCCACACCGACAACGTGTTCGCCTTGATGTCGTAGTACTCCCAGATCGTGACCCGTTCCTCGTCAAACAGGTACTCCCTGTTGTCGAGGTACTGCGACGCGTACATCGGGTTGACGCCACCGTCGGCCGTCAACTGCTTTCGCACCGACGGGCGGTACCGCTTGTCTTCCTGGGCTTCCGCCAAAGGCCGAATGATTCTCTGAGCAATCCAACTGACATCATCCATGCAGGTTGCTTCAGGATCGACAAACACATCAAACGGTGAGACCCGCTCCACGAACGGTTGGTCCTCGACCACCATCATCGCTGTCTGTGGGACGTTCGCTGCCACCTCTTCGTCGGTTGGCAAACCGCCGGCGAAGGCCGGCGCTTCAGCAGCAAACATGTCGACTTCGTTTATTGCCTGATCGAGAAGATCCTGACGTTGAACATCCGACAACGACATTTCCTGCTCAACGAACTTCCACCCAACCTTCAACCATCCGTGGCCGAAAATCAGGAAATCCTTCACAGCTCGACGGAACGGCGTCTGAAAGTCATGGTGACGCCACAAATGGTTCACGACAGCCTCAACCGAAGCAGCCTTAGAACTATTCTCAGGATCATTAGCGGCAACAACGATCTTCGGATGATTCACCGACACCGAAGGCGCAATCACGTTCACCGTCGAAAACGACAAGTTCACCGCAATCAAGTCACGCTGGGCAGCCGTCGTCCTCGGCCAATGCCGGCCACGGTAAAGGTCGTTCAACCTCCACCACGTTGCATCCAGGCCCTCCTGCTCCCGCCAACGACGCGAACGATCAATACGTTCCACATAATCGTTCAGCAACTCGCTGCGAGTCTTTCGAGCCATCAGAAATACGCCTTGTCAGGCAACCTTTCGATATTGCGACCCCCAGCCTTGGCTTCCGCCTCAGCTTTGCGGCCCCGCTCCTCGCGGGTCAAATGCTGTTCATCCGCAGGCAACTGGGTGCGAAAACCGCGCCCAGTATCAATACGGATACCTAAGAGCTTCTGCCGCCACTCCCACAACTCCTCAAGAGCCACCGGTTCCAGCGGCCCCCGCAAAGATTCCGTATATGAAACGAAATCATCAAACGTCGCATCAGGTGGCAGAACCGCCACAGTTACGGCCGCTTGGTGTGTGGGGCAGCGTTATGGCCCTTCAGGTCAGGCTGCGGCTTCGCCGGCTCCACATTGCCGGTGATGCCATGCTGGTTGACCGGCGTTTCACGCACGCTGATCTCCCCGTACCCGCCAGTCTGACTGGCGTACTTCGGGTCTCCGAAACGCTGCTTCGGAGAGTTCGGAGCCGCAGGCTCCCAAATCGGGTTGGACACCACCGAACCGCCACGTTCCATCTTGTTGTTCTGACCCTTGCGGCCATCAACAGTCTCGGTGCCGTTCGTATGAGACACGAACCTAGCCATATTTGCGTTACTCCTGTTAGAGGGATTCCCTACTAAGAACGAAGGGGTGTCCCACGCACCGTCGTTCCACCAATCCGCAAGTCCTCACCCACAGCACCAGGGCGGTCCCCCAAACGGGCAAACCAGTCCACAGTCCAGTAATCATCAACCTTCTGAACGTACTCAGGGGCATACGCGTACTTACGCATCTGATTCGCCAAAGCCAAAGCAATCACACGATCATCGTAAGGAGACCCAGACATCGACCCCCGATCATTGCGGACAAACGTCCGCAACTCCGCAATCGTATGACGGTCATAAATCGTCAACTCGCCATTCCGCAACGCCATCCCCAAATCGTCAATCATCAACGGCTTCGTCGTCCGAGTCGTCTTCCACCCAAACTCCTGCGACACCTTCGACGTAGCCTGGTTCAACGAACGACGCCGAAACAGATTCGGATACCCCAACTGGCGCAACACCGTAATCGTCGTCAACCCATGATTATTGGCCTCAACGCAACACAACGCATCCCGATACCACAAACCCAACGACAAAACCTCGTCAGCCAACGCATCAGGCGGAATATGCCCATGCCACGCAGCGACCAGCTCCCCCGTGTTCAAATCCACAACATGGGCGCACGAAAAATCGCCATGCCCCAAACCCTCAGCCGTATCGACCCCCATCACATAACCATGCTGCGGATCAGGATGAACCCACACCTCCAAACTCACGACCTGAACTCCACAGCCCTAGCCGACACCCTGTGCAAATACCCCGACTCCCCAAACCGGACATGGCGTTTCATCTCTTCCAACAAGTCCAGGTCGAACACAGGGTTGCCTGACTTGACAAACGCTTCCTCAGGGGTTGTGGGGTACTCCTGAGCGAGCTGCCACGGCAACATCGACTGCTTCTTCTCTTCATACCATGCCGGCCCACGATCCTCAGTCGCCGACCACGGAAAAAACATTGATTCAAACTTGTTGTTGCCTGTCGTGGCACCAACCCAAAGTTCATGAAAGAAGTTTCCTGACCCGTTAGCGGTCGACAACCCGATAATCCGACCGCCCACATCAGCGACCGGCTCTATAGAAGCCCACGCTTCCTCAGGGTTCGGCAAGAACGCCCATTCGTCAACCACAACCAACGTAGCCGACTCGCCTCGAGCAGGATCGGATGCCGAAGGCATCGAAGTAATCTGTGAACCATTCGCAAACCCCATTCTCTGCTGATGCTCGATCAAAGACTTCGGGCCACGCTCCACCATCCACTTCGGCAAATGCTGAAACCCGTACTTCGACTTCTTCAACAACAACACCGACTCCCGCTCCGTGCGAGACAAATCAATGATGTTCTGATCAGGACGAAAGAACGCCAACCAGAACTGGTGGGCGGCCACCAGGGTCGTCCACCCAATCTGACGGGCCTTCAACGTCAACGAATAACGGTTGTTATCCCAATGATTCAAAGCGAAAGACTGGGCGTCCCGAAGATCAAACAGTATTCGGCCATGAGCAGGATGGGCAATATGCCAATACATGCGTAAGAAGTACGACTCATCCCGAACACACTTTCGCCACTCCGCTTCCTGACGCAGCTCACCCAGACGGCTCATCCCCCAGGATGATCCGCAAGGAACTCAGCATACGCCTCAGGGCTATTCAAAATGATAGTAACCCCTTCAGGCTTCGACGACCGACCAAGA